CGAGCATCAAAGTCAGCAGCCGGATATTCACTATAGAAGAAACAACGAAGATTCAAACTTCCACATATACCATTGATGATGACAGTCAAGGAATTCCCACTAATGTGGGTCCCTTCAGTCAGACCAATGAGATCTCCGTTATAAGCAATGACGGCATAAACCAAATCACCTGCCATAGCCTCCATAATAGCGATATCCTCCTCGGCATAATAACATTCACGAGCAAAATCAATCATAATTCTAAGGGCAGCGAAGATTAATTGGGAGGGCAATTTTTGATCATATTTGCCATAATCTCCACCAATCAATCGATCGTCACCAAAATGGAATATGTGCTCATGTAATTCCTGCCACTCAGGGCCATGGCTATTAATACCAACGGCACACTCTGAAGTTTTAGGGTTAAATTGCATTACACGCAAAATGGGTAAAAAGTATTTCCGCACCAAAAATGTCAAAGCAATAGGATTTCCATAAAAAATCCTACACTTGGGTTTTGATAACACTTCATCCTTCTTGCAAGCTTTAGCAATAGTATAAGCACGTTCTCCACGACGATAGCATTCCTCACATCGTGCAACTTCATTAATGATTTCCTCATCAAACACTCTATTATTGGGCTTCTCAAAAGTGGGTTCTAGCTCCGTAACGAAACGGCGCTTGGATCCACCCAGAGGATAACCAATAGAGGTGTTCAAAGGGATTGCATCAATAAATTTCTTGCCAGGAATGCCACATAAGTTCTCATGATCTGTCAAAGGACGAGCATTGTTCCAAAGTTTATTACGAAAAATGGGTAACATATCTTCCTTATAATCCTTAATTGCCATAATAAGCAAGTCAGGGTCATATGGAAGTGCGGGTACAGATAAGTTGGCTAAACAAGTTTGCCATCCAAAATACTGCGGCTCCACAACAGGTGGACCATAAATATTAGGAATTCCAAGAACATCTGTAACATGTTCGCTCATCTTCGTAACCTGGACATTCGACCTAAACGTCGACATGCCAGGACAAGTACCAAAGAATTCAACTTGTGAATCTTCAGGCATATAGTTCAATGGACTTTTGGGATGAAGTTTTGTTCCAGTAAGCACTTTAACACCTAAGACTTGCGTCTCAAATTGCTCAGCACTACCAGACAATACAACACCCTCAATAGTCCGAAGTTCACTCAACGCCTGTTCAATGGCACTTTTAAACATAATACCAGCACAACCTCTAGGAGTGCCAGAGCTCCCTCCAAGATGGATTCCCAAAATCAGGGGTTTCCTCTTAGATATAAGAACTGCTCCGCACATTCCCCTAAAGGTATTAATGGTCATAGAGTTATAGATCAAACCGTCAAAATCGGCAGCACCATTGCTGGTTCTACCGACGTCAGCCAATCCACTAGCATCTGTAACCTCTCCAGACTTGTCACGCCATCGAAGTGCAAATTCGACAGTGGAAAAGTCGTCAGTTGGCAAATACTTTCGAAGATCCTTAAAAGAACCTCCAGAGGCAGCATAGCAAATACGAATATCAGAATCTGGCAACAGAACACTCTGTGCTAGACTCAACCGTACAGCAAACTTACCTCCGGATGTCTCAGGATTTCGCTTCCGAAACGTAACATCAAGGACTGGGAGCTCAAAATAATGGTTTGGAATCACAACAACGTTAGATGTCAAAAATAAACCGTTCACACGGAGAACTTTGTCACCAACGACGACGGATCCATAAACCAAGTTTTTCTCCACCAGTCCAAACAATTGTTCGGAAGTAGTATTTGCAGCCAAAGGACTCAAGGGTAAATCACGAACGCGTACGGAAGTCCACACGTTCTTTTCAGAATCGCGTTGCCTAATCTCATCCTCAGTCTTGGGTTCCAAGGAACCTTGAGGATTGATTTTCCGCCATGCTTTATACACCCTTGAAATACCATAGAGTGCCCCAATGATGCCACAAGCTTTGCAAATATTATTCACATGCTTGTCGCGCCAATCCTTTAGAACCGGAGCAATAGTATTTCGATCAACAAGCTCTCGAGCAAAATCTCGCTTCACAACATTCACCATAGATTTCTGCACAGTCAAACCGGCAGTAATCATAGTTGTACCAAGTGATAACTTAACAGAGCGATCAGCTTTTCGACCACAATACATAGCGCCAAAAATGCTACCCCACATAAGACAAGACTTACGAATATAAGAATTCTTCAACTTGTCCTTGTGAAGCCACATCATACAATTGTTAAACTTATTGTTTGACAACCACGGGGTTGGAACTAGAGACATCCAGTCCCAATGCGAGGCAAAATACCTAGCAGAACCCATAATTGCGAGCGTAGCAGCTCCTTCAATAGCCGTATCAAGTCCAAATAGATCTCGCTTAAGACGGTTTGTAACAATGGTACCAGCACTTTGGATGGAATCAACAATTTCTTCACCAAATTGTTTATCCAAATGATCTTTATGCTCATCACACCAACCACAGATTTGACGACAACCTTCAACGCCACACAATTTAATGTTTTCTCGTTTTTTCATACGATCAAGAATATTAACTTGTGCAACGGTGTGTGAACGGTAATCTTCTATTAAATACTGAACTGCTTCCCGGAAAGAGATCTTTTCCAATTTCTTTCCTTTATAAACAATGGGAGCATATCCGGCACTAATAGTCAATCTTGCAGGACAAACAGCCTTTTCAAGCGTCAAGTCCCAAATATCATCAAAAGCCATATCAGGTTTGTCGCGATTAAACGCAGCAACCTTAGCAGGATCAATACCTTGAGGTTTCCCATCAATGATGTATTGAAATTCCGGTTTCGCTTCAACCGTAACAACTGTGTGCATACGGCGTTGAATCGAATATGGGCAATTTGAGTAAATTCGTGCATCAAGATCTTTAACATTTGTGGTTACAATACATAGCTCAGGTTCAACAAAAACCTTACCTTTACTATCCAAGTCAGCCATATTGGCATAAAATGGTTGATTGTTACAAACGTCAATGATCACGCGGGTTGGTGGTCTTTCGACAAAACTGCTCTTGTCGTTAGCCATATCATCAATGAGCAATACCAACTTGTCAGTAGTCCAAGTGGACATAAACTTGTCAGAAGCATTGTACGAAGCTTGATACTCTTTGCCGGTTGGAAGACCGGCTGAAGTCAATAATGCTTGCACAATTTGCTCTCCAAAAGTAGTCTTACCTTGACTACTTGCTCCAAATAATTCAATACAATAAGGAGACTTTCGAACGCCAGAACTGATTTTCATGGTGATATAATCATTCTTAATCTTAAGCAATCTCATGAACTTATCTTGCAAAATCTTCTTTTCAAAAGATTTTAAAGTTCCAATGAGATTTCGAAGTTTGGTCGTCAAATTTTCAAGTCGACGATCAAATTCTTGCTCAGACATTTCAGCAACTCGTTTTAAATTTCCATTCTTAACGAGCTCCCACCACATAACGACATTAGCATACTCTTCATCAAGTTCAGCGGCAGCCTTATCGTTAATCAGTAAAGGTCGAAGGGATTTCTCTTTCCAACAAAGAGAAAGATTTTCAACAAAGAAGGTTACAGTGGACAACGCAGCGTCAAAAACATCTACTGCATTTCCATGTACAACCTTCATATCAGGTTCCCAAACCTTATATTCCTTGACACAAAAAGTCACATCAGAAGCCTTGCAGAGCTCCAGAGTGACTATTAAGCCAAGAAGTTTAGAAAAATGGGAAAACAATTTGTTGTCTTTAACAAGAGTCCAATTGTCTCGTAGATTACGCATCATATCGAGCCAGTCGGTACTCTCGCAAACACCTTCGGTACCAGATTGCGGTTCAACCTCAAACAATTCAGAAAGATAACTCATGACAGATCCTGTTACAGATTTGTCAAAGAATTTTCGAATGTAGAGGAAAACAGCGGAAGACATGGACACATAGTCCTGACAACCTTGCAAAGTGAAAACAAGAGCGACCACACCTTCGAGTTGAATAATCAGCTCTTCAGTGTAATCAATTTTCGCGAACTTCGCAAGTTCAGAAATCTTAGTATGCAAATCTCCGAGAGGCTCAAAGCCAGAGTGGGGTTCAAACCCACCATGGCGTTCTCTCAAGAGATCGCGTGTCTTTCCGGATTTCTTATTAGCGAACCAATTCTCCTTATGTTTATTGGTTCTTTTGGGGGGTGCAAGCCTTTGGCGTACTTGCATTTCCCTAGCGTATTTCCCGTATCTGTCAGTCTTTAAAAAACTATTCATTACGCTAAAGATAAAAGTCGTGCTCTACAATGTAGCAGAAACACAAAGCGACAATGACGTCAAGTGTCATAAAGTTACGCTCACTATGTCTTACGGGGCAAAAAGCCCCAGAGTTTTTGAATACTCCAAACTTTGCATAGCAATTGTAACATCATCAAAATGACGTCTTCAAAAGTTTAATAACTCATTATAGCCATCACGGTATCATCGTTGCCAAACTCCACCGATCAATTTGTACTCCTGGCCGGAACAAACCAGGTAAAATCATGTTGTTTAATAGTCCTACTGAACGGACCCAACAATCAACGTCTCACTAACAAAGTGTTCAACTCAAGAAGCAAACAAAGTCTTACTTCATGCTCAAAACAACATTGCACAGGATTATCAATCCATGAGCAATTACCAGGGTGTCAACCCATAATTGTGTGTCAAGAATATGACGACACACTATCTCAAACAAAAGCTGGACAAAAGCTTTCTAAATAGTAACTTCAAAATAGTCCACAAATTTCATCCCCAACAAGGGATAGGATATAAATATAAAAATTGAAAGCACAAACAATTCTTCATAACCTAAATCAAAACACTCAATAAAGAGTGACCTACATAGTACTTTAAGAAATTATATAGGATTATTTCCACTGGCATTGTGGAAATTAAAGGGGTTAACAGTTAAGGTGCAAAAGCACCGGCTACTGTAAAAGCCGAATAAAAAGAAAAGTCATGTAGAGAACTAAGGTAACTACTGAGGGGCGAACAAACGCCCAACAGCAGGCCTCAGGCTCTACAAGGGCAAATGAATGCCAATTATCACAAGACTCCGTATACGCTAAACGCG